TTATTACATGATGTTGTTGACGAGAACTCTACGATAGTAGACGTTTGAGTCCTTGACAAGTGCACCAGCGCCATAGGCAGCACCCTGAGCAAATGGATTGGCGACGACACCATAACGTGTCTTGAAGCCAATTTTTGGCTGGAAGGTGTTCTCACCTACTGCACGAACCATCTGTAGTGGTACGTATGGGCAGTAGAAGAGGCCTGCGTCGAATGCGCTTGAACCCTTATAACCTAAGGTGTAATAGTTACCTGTGGTATATGGGTCAATGTACACTCTATAACGACCGTTGAGTACGCCGGCAAATGTGTTGCCTGTGTCGTCAACCTGGAGGTTATTGCTGTTTAGTGCAGGTGTGTAATCGAGTACACCGGCCATCTGAAGTGCAGAAGCAACGTCGGATGAGCAGATGAGGATGTTACCCTTGCCACGACGGGTGTCTTTGGCAATCTGGTTAGCATCGCGCTCAATCTGGAACATAAGACCTTTGAACTTCTCAACTGACCAACGGCCGTTTGAGTCTGTGTCAAGGTCAAATGTGCCAACAGTTGTTGTATCTGTTGTAGCACCTTGCTTGGCAATCAAGTTGATTGTACGAACAATCTCACGATTGATTTCAGCAAGAATTTCAGATGAAAGAATGTTTGAAAGCTCTGTCTCAGCATCAAGACCATGAATTGCTTTTAGGTCCTGGGCCAATTCCATTGTGTACTCAGCTTTGAGTGCACGTGACTGGGCTGTTACAGATACTTTCTCAATTGAGAAAGCCATTTCAGCAAATGCAGCATTTGAACTGTTACCGAGGGCTTCTGACTGATTTGTTGACATGCCACCGGCAAAGTTGTATGTGCCAGCTTCTGCACCGTTGGCTGATACTGGGGCAGTACCGACGTGCTTGAGGCCGAGGGTATTTGCACCAGAGACAACAGTTGAGAATGCTGTGTTAGCTTCGTTGTAGAAGGCTTCTGTAGATGAGTTAGCTTGTGAGCTATACTTGCTTCTCATTGCGAAGATAAGACCAGTGGGGCCTGACATAGGCTGAACACCGCACATATCATAAGCAACGAGGTTTGGCATTGCACGACGAACCAATGAAATAAGAACTGGATCGTAGTTGCTGATGCCGTCGCCGAAACCGGCTGTACCTGTGGCGTTAACTGGAGTGTGTGTACCAGCTTCGCCGAGTAGGCTTTGTGTAGAGTATGCACTGCCTTCGCGAAGGGCGACTTCAGTGTTCTCTAAGAGTTGTGCTGTAACTGCTCGACGATGAGCGTCTGCGATCTTAGGAAGATCACCGTGCTCAAGAATCGGCTGCCACTTCTGCACTAATGAAGAATTAAGGTTCATGATTGCTCTCCTTTTAGTACCTTATCAATATTTATCTTTTGACAGTCCGTGAAATTGCGCTAGCATATTTTTCCATTAAAGGATCTAATGCAGCAGCCTTTTCCTCTGCTTCATCGAGTGGCTCTTCGTCTACTTGCTCAGTTACGACGCTCTTAGAAGCAAAATATGTCTCCTTGATGACTTCTAATTTCTTAGTAAAGTCTTCGAGGCTATCATATTCAATGCCTTCAGCCATTGACCGAAGTTTCTCTTGCTGAGTAATAGTAAGTGACTCTGTTGCGTCAAATACTGCTTTCTCTTTCTTAAGAGTTTCAATTTCTTTTTGAAGCTCGAGCTTATCTTTAACAGCAACATTAAGCTGCTCTTCTAATTCTGCGCTCTTTTGATTAGCTTCGTTAACTAGGTTGATCTTTTCTTCATCAACAACAACATTGTGCTGTTCGAAAAGACCCTTGAGGCCTGATAGGAAGTTCTCAGCCATTTCAACCTTAATGGATGACTCAATGGCTACTTCGTTTTCTTTAACCCACTCTTCTGCAGCATAAGTGACATATGTGTCAACCTTATCTGTGAGCTCACGAGTAAGCTCTTCTTTCTGGGCTTCTAATTTGGCTTCAAATTCTTCTTCAATTCTTACAACTTCTGCAGCAACACGTGCATTAACTGCAGCTGTGAATACTGTTTCAGCTCTTTCTTTGAATTCTTCTGAAAGCTCTTCGTCGCCAAAAATCTCTTCGACGTCTTCTTTCATGCCCTTAACAGTGGCCATGTTCTTAGCAGAACCGCCACCAGCAGCATTACCTTTACCGAACATTACGCCGTAAGCAGAAGCTACGCTATCTTTATTCATGCCTGTAAGTTTCTGCATCATCTGAGCAACCATTGCAGACTTAGA